GATATCCAGCGCATCTTCGACACGCCGTCTGATCTGCTTCACCTCATCCGCGCTGTACTCCTTGCCGTCTACTTCGCAGCCGTCGATGTTGTCCTCGCACCACCGCTTCAGGTTCCGGGCTTTGCTCCACTCATCGTTGAGTTTGGACGCATCCCAGACATCAGCGAATGGGTCGTTGGACGCCACCGCAGGCACAGGCCGCTCGGCTTGAGTCTGCTCCAGCTTGGTCTTGGCGTCGTTGAGTTCACGCTCAAGCGCCTCGGCCTTCTCCAGCGCCTCTTTCTTCTGGCGCGTGAGCTTGTCGATACGCTTGCGGAAGCCCAACGACTCGTCGTTGTCTTCGGATTCCGAAAGAACTTCATCAGGCGGCTCGGCCTGACTCTCCGTTTCGTCAGCGGTCGGTTCCGCTGCCTGCTCCTCGTCCGCACTCACGGCCATAGGCTCAGGCTCCGACTGTTCAACGGGCTGCTTCGCCTTCTCTTCCTCCCCGCTGAATCGTGTCTTCAGCAGCTTCGCCAACGCCGATTCGTCGAACTGCATCGGGTTGATTGGGGGCTGTGCCGTGTTTTGGGCAGGTTGCGCTTCCTGTGTCGTATTCGGGATGTCCATGCTGTTTTGACCCTGCAAGTCGGGTATGGTTCGCCAGGGTGGTTAAAGGCCCACCAAGAAGCCGTTGTTGTAGTGAGATATCAAGAATGACGAGAAGTCAAATCTTTCTCACTTCTGAGCGAGCTTATTAGCAAGCTCAAATCTTGTATGGCAGCAGCTCGGCCGCAGTTGTAGGCACGGTCTTCTGCCGACAGGTTAGGCATAATAGCAGAGCGACTCTCGTCCTCTGCCGTATCTGCAATGATCTGCAGGAATGCCGCGATTACCGGGTGCTCGTCGGATACCGACAGAGCCTCTGCCAGTTGTTCTTGGTTGAGTTTCATTGCACTCCGAGGCGGCCAGTGACCGCATTCTGCTGTTGTTGCACGCTAAACTGCAGGTTCTCGATGTACTTCTGCAGGTTGGCTTGGAAGAGCTGATCCTGCTGCAACTGGGCCTGATACTTCGGATTGCTCGCCAGCACCTGTTGGGCGAACTGCAGGCGCATCGCAGCCGTCGGGTCGTTCTCACGCAGCATCGGGGGATTCCCGAGGCTGATGAGCGCAATCTCGTCGTTGGTCTCGCCGAACATCTTCTGCGCAGCCGGTCCCTGCTGCATCACCAGCTCGCTCGCAAGGTTGGGGTCGATGCTGCGCAAGGCCACCGAGATCAGCTTGGCCCGGTCGATGACGCCAGCAGTGTCCAAAGGCAGCACCAAGGTGCTGATAGCCTTCAGCTTCTCGGTCACTAGGTCGGTCGACAGCTCGCGGATGTCGAACTTCAGCATGACATCGAAGTCCTGCACGTTCTCCGGCAACGGAGTCGTCGAGGCCGTGATGCGCATGATCTCCGCGGGGCCGACGTACTGCAGCGTCAAGGCCAGCACCTGGCGGAAGGCCTCGGTCCACCCGTGCAGCCAGTTGTTGATCAGACGCTGCTGGCGCATCTGGGTCACGGCAGGCGGCACCTTCTCGGTGGGGCGTCCAAAGTACCGATCAGTCTGAGCCATCACCGAGTCGATCAGATTGAAGGCAACACCCGGCTCCCGAGCGGGAGGCGCTAGGAAGCCAATCTCGCCTCGGCGCAGCACCGGCACCTGCACGGCCGGCCCGATCTTTAGGTTACCGCCCCGAGTCTTCGGCACCTCGATAGGCGGCAGCGTGGCCAAGCTGGTGTAGTCGAAGATCGAGTCACGCTGGGCCTTCACCTCATGCTGCCAAGTCGAGCAGATATCCGGCACGCCGCGGCTTTCGGTGATCTGCCGGTGGATCATCTCCGAACGCCACACCACGAAAGGGTACTGACCGTGCGAGTATTCAAGAGCTTCGAAGTAGCCCCACTTGTCGCCTACCTGGGGGCTGAACACCGTGTAGAACACACCCGGGATACCGTCGCTATCCACGGCCTTCTGGTAGGCGTAGCAGACCTCGATCAGGTTCTCACGGTCGAGCAACGAGTTCTCAGCCAGCCCGACGCTATACGAGAAGTCCGAGTAGTCGCTGAAACGGCCCATCGTGTTGATGGCTTCCTGCGCCCACTCGCTGTCCCAGCCCTCCACCTCGACCTTGTTCAGCAACTGCGCCTCGGTCATGTAGAACCTGCGGAAAATAACCCGGGCCGACTGGATATCGGTGGTCTCCGGCGGGAACACCATCTCATCCCACGGCGCCAAGGCCGCGATCATCGGCTTGTTTGTAACCATCGTAGGCACCGGGAAGTCACACTCGCCCTCGTCGCGCAGCTCGCGCACAGCCTTCAGAGCCCGACGCTTCTTCAAGTTGGGAAAGGCAGCCATCAGCAGCTCCGCGGACTGATCATCGGCCTCCGGGTTGGCAATCAGGTTGGGCAAGTCAGCCAGAACCGAGCCCTCGGGCGACTGCGCCGCCAAGGCCATCACCTGATCCATCGTCAGATACTGCTCCTTCTGCCCAAGCTCCTGCTGCCAAGTGACGTGCACGCCAGCCCACCCGTAGGTCCAGAGGTACTGCGAGAGCAACTCGACCTCACGGGTCAGGTCGTTGTACATCTTCGCATTGGTAGCCCAGTCCATCAGGTTGTGGGCGGTCACAGCCTGATCGAGCTGGCTCACATTGCTCGGAGAAACCCGGAGCATCGAGCGCCAGAAGGACGTCGAGCACAGATCCACAAGGCCATTGATCACCTCATCGGCCAACGGAATACGCGTGTCGCTCGCTCCATCCCAAGGAAACGCCGGCTTGTTCCGGTTGGCGTCATTCCACTTCTTGCCGTCATCGGTCTGACCTGGCCAGCGGCAATACCGCACCTGCTCGACACGGTCGATCCTAGCGAAACATCCGTAATCGGTAGCACTGCGCCGCAACTCCTCGGTCAATGCCGGCACATTGGGCTCCTCGCCGACCCGGGCCATCACGTCTGTCGCCGTCTTGTAGGAATCTCCTTGCATAGTGTCTTGTGTTAGTATCCACCGCCGCCGCGACTATCAAAGCCCCCACGGCCGACAAAGGCAAGGCCCGAGACCAACAACATACCTAGGCAATCAATCGGATCTTTGGTCGCGCCCTTCTGCCCATCCCTGCCGGTATGCTCCGAGAGCGCATAGATCAGGTTCGTGCAGTCGTTCACAACGTACAATTGTGGCTCGTTGATCGCGGTAAGCTCCTGAGTAGCATCGTAGGAGAGCTGCGAGTTGATCGCGGACGTCCGTTGGTCCACAGGCACGCCCGGAGCCGGTATGAAGGCCATGCCATCATCAGTCGGATCTTCGGATTCGGCCAATAGGTCGATCAGCGTAGTGCCTCCAGCCTCCGACAAAGCAGGCGATCCACCCGCTTTCGGGTCGATCAACCGCATAATCGGCTCGCCATAGCCCAAGTCAGACTCGATCTGCCTGAACAGCTTCCGGTATTCCGAGATCGACCGGCCAGCCTCCAGCGTCTGCGCAGGCCCTGGCTTCCCATCAGCCTTTTCAGAAGGCAACACCCACTCGCCATAGTTGGCGAAGTCCGGGAACTCACGCACCACCACACGCTTCCCATCCTCGTACACCAGCATCCACAAGGCGTACCAGTTACGCGCACCCGCAGGGTCGCAAACCATGTACAACGTCCCGCCAGGAGGCACCGAGGAGGCCGGTATGCAGTGAATCTCAGGCCTGAACCGCGCAAAGGCCTTCCCAATGTTGTCACTAGCCCACCCGTAGGCCCGCGTCAGGATCTGCCCCATAGGCGAAGCCACTAGCTTCGACTTCATCTCATCGAACGGATTGTACGGATTGTCCTCCGAGAAGAAGAACACAGTCCTTCTGTTAGTCTGATTCTGCACCATAGTGCGAGCAGCCTTACCCACAGGCCACGTCGGCAATCCTTGTTTGCCTTTGAGCAACTCAGCCTCATGGAACTTCGTAATAGCAGAGCCAGCAGTAAACTCCTTGTAGACCGAGGCCACACCCTCCAGCGGCGTCTGTGTGATCAACAGCTTGCCCCTCCTTGTAATCAACCGATACCGCAGCGTCTCCACCCAGCTCTGTGGCACCAACTCGTCGCACCAGATCAAGTCAGCCTCCCGCCCCTCAATCGTGTTCTCCGATTGCGTGTAGTTCAGAAAGTCGCAGCGCGATCCATTAGGCAGAATGAATGAGCCATCGGTGAAACCGTTCTTCCGGCTGTAGTTCAAATAGTGAATGCGTCCCTTCTTGGTGGCTCGTAGTGCGACAGGCAGATAGTTGTAGATCGCCGGCTGCTGCACAGTGACACTAGTGGCATGGCTAGTGTGACAGCACAGTACACTAGCGTTCTCCTTCTCCAGCAGCGTTTGCACAACACGCCTAGCTGCCCACAAGGTCTTACCAGCACGGTTGCCGCCGCTGATAAGCAGCTCCTGGGTGGCTGCATATTCCGCATTGGCCACCTCCCAGTGGTCCGGGATGTAACCGTAAGTGTACGGATCAGCCTTCTCCAGCAGGACAAGCTGGGTGCGCTTCTGCTTCAGCTCGAGTGCACGGGGGTGCGATGCGTCGACCTTGGGTATGACAGGGTGCTGCGGCTGCTCGTTCCACCAGGCTATGTTGCACGCCTCGGTACAGAAGCGCTTCTGCTTGGGGCCGCTGTGCTGCTTGATGATCTCGAAGGGCTTGGAGCAGGTGAGGCAGAGTGGTTGGATCATTTATCAATATTTTTCGTTTGAGGAAACCCGTCGCCTTTTGGCCGTCGCCGCAATCCGCCGACCCCCTCCCCCGGGGGGTGCCGCGGTGACTGCTGTTCCACCTGCCGTAACGGGGTAGGACACTGGCTTTCTGCTCATGGTGC